GTCCCGCTCCGGTTTTGGCGAATTGGGAGTGCATGGTAGAGACGCGCCTGCTCGCGGCGGCGCCTATGCCGCCCGACGAGCAGTATGCAGCTTGGCGTCGCCGGTGGCCCCACGTGATGGAGCTCATGGACGCGTTCGTTCTCGAGCGCGGACCCATGCAGCGCGACATTTTGCTCGAGCCGTTCTTCGAGCACCACCGCAGGACAGGCAAGTATGCACTTTATTACCGCTGCGACGAGCAGAACATGGAAAATCCGGTAGACGAGCGCCTCTTCGGCAGCACGCAGGTCATGTGCAAGTTTAACGAGGTTGTGATTGCTCGCACCGAGACGCACGCAGGGCGTGTTGTCAACATGAAAGTTCGGAATCTCGAAAATGTGAAGCCGCGCGTTAGCCCCTTTGCCGGGCCGTTCACGCACGAGGTCGGACGCATAATGGACCAAGAATGGAGTACCGATGAGGTCACTTTCAAACAATTTGACGGCTTCAAAGCCATCGCCCTTTGTTATGGATCCAAATGTACGGCCGAGCGTCTGTCTAGGTGGGCCTCCAACATTGCACCGGAATGCCTCATGGCGGTCAGCCGTCTCGTGCTGCAGCAACGCGCCGTTGCACCCAACGTCGATCCGGCCACGGTGATGGCTGCCTGTGCGCTATTCGCCGGCGACGACCTTCTACTCGTTGTAGCCGACGGTCATGCGCGCTTGTATTATTTTGAGTCGGACTTCAGCGCATATGACGCGTCAATCTCGTTGGGACCACTCTCGGTTCAATATATTGGGTTCCAGCGCTGGGGCGTCCCCGACTTCGTGGTGGATGTGCTGCGTGCTATCTCCACTTCCAAGCTTCGCGTCTCCGGTCTCACCATCGACCGATCAGCCCGACCGCAACGCGCAACCGGTGCGCCCGACACCACTTGCGGCAACGGGTTCGTCACGGCGTTCGCCACCGCTCTTGTCGTACTCAACGCGCATCATTCGATGAACGGCATCACTGCTGATTCGGTCCAGGAAGGGTTCGCACAACTTGGCTTCAAGGCCAAGGTTCGCGCCCAAAACTCCATGACCGATTGCACCTTCCTTAAGGGTTTGTTTTATCCAGCGTGTGATTCACCCCCGGTCGCCTACCAGTGGGCGCCCCTTCCGAGCCGCG